ATTTTTATCTATTTATGTAATGATTAATCGACTATTAAAAACAACTAAAATAATTAAATAAATCTGTTGACGATTTAACACATAAATGATATAATAATTATAGGTTAAGAAAACAACTAATACAATAATAAAGGGGATTAAACAAAATGTCAATTTACACAATGGGAATCGTAGTATTAACTTTCATAGCAATCGTAGGAATGATTTTAGGATCAGTAAAAGAAACATCAAATAATGTTAAAGCAACAACTTCACAAGTAATGCAAATGAATGAATTAGCTGATAAAAAAGAAGAACTTAAAGAAATTAAAAAGTTGATTAAAATCAAACAACAAGAACTAGAAAACTTAGTATATGCAACTGAACAAGCTAAACGAAGAACAATAACAAACTTAACTGTAGAACAAGAAGAAGCAATTGACAAATATGAATCAATGGGAATAAGATTACCTATTGACATCATCGAAGAACTATCTTATTCCAATAATGTAACATACAATGCAGCAATGTCTTTCATTGAAGCACAACGTAAAGTATGGAAAGCTCAATTCTCAATTACAATGACTAAGGGGATGATGTAAATGAACAATAATAACTATGATCAATTTGATGTATTTATTCAAAACGAACTACATAAAGGAAACAAATTAAAAAACTTAGAACTAGCTGAAAAAAGAGCAATGAGAAAAGCTTATTGTAAAGCTAACAACATTGAGTTCGAAGAACTACCAACAATGCAAGAAAATCTATCAAGTGGTTCTTTAAAGATTATAGTATTCGTAATGTGGTTATTCATAGCAGGTGTAATAATATCAGCATTTATAGGTGAAGGAAACTTCTTAACAAATTTCATGAAAGTGTGGTTTTAATAATGGATCATCTAACATATGCAGAAGCTTTAATAGAAATTAATCGCCAGTATCGTGAAAATGAAATAGACTTTGATTTATCTTGCAAACTAACTAATTTCTGTGAACAACTACATATATTATGGAAAGAAAAGGTGAACAAGTAATGGAAAAGATAACTAGAAATGATTCAAGATTCTTACCTAAGTTCTCTATTAACAGAAAAGTAAATTACATAAATGATTCTTCACTATCAAACTTAATCAAAAGAGCAGATGAAATGTGTGAGAAATATGGTTTAGAGTATGAATCTAGAATATATAAAGTAACAGAATTATATAGTTACGATGAAATGAACAATTCAGCAGTTCGTCTTAAATCAGGTAAAACAAGATACAAAGGAACTAAATCAGAACACAAAGAATTCTACGAAGTTAAATTAATAAAGGTTGGTGCTTAATATGATAACTATAGAATACAACTCATACGGAAGTTTAGATATTCAATCACAAACATTCAAAGGAGATAATTGTTTCGATGATTTCTTATACTGGTTCTTCAAAAATGATATAAGAGATTATAAGTTCACAAAAGGTAAAGAATACATTTTAGGAGAAATTAAACAAAAGGGGATAAATAACAAATGACAAATTTTAAATTATTTTTAATAAATGAACATATCATAAATATAGAAGGAAACAGGTTTAGAATAGAGACAGAATTAGATGAAGAAGTTTGCAATTTTAATACATTATCAGGAAATATTGTGTTAGTTCCTAAAAATAATATTTTATATATCATAGAAGATAAGCCCTCCAATTAAGGAAGGCTTTTTTCTTTGTCTTTTAAACCTTTTAATTCTTTTAACTTTATTTTGAAGTCTTTCATTATTGTACACCCATCTTTTTAAACATATCATAACTAGTTTGTCTAACAATCTGATTATCAAACATCAATAATCCTTTTTTAAATGCTCTTACAATCTTATCAAGATAGTATTCATTCCTATAATTATTTACAAGTATTCTATTCTCACTCATATCATCCTTAGTTAAAGCAAATGTTTTCTTAGAACTAGGGTCATAATCCTGAGACAGGAACATGAAGTCACTCTTAGTGTCAACCCACATACCCATAGTAAAACCTTTATAAACAATATTACAGAAGTGAACAGAAGTCTTAGCTCTCTTCATAATGAAAGTATCGACATCATGAGTAAATTCATTATCTAAACTCATTCGACCATATTCTAACTCACTAATCATAGCACCAAATCTTGTTTTAATTCTTTCCTCTTTGAAGTCTCTACCATCAGGTATTTCAAGCACAGCGTGTTTATATTTATAAAACCTCTTAAACTTACCAGTTTCTTTATCTGGCTCAGGAAGAATATTAAAGTATAAGAACCATGGATTAACAACAGACACCGAGTTACTCAAACAAACACATCTAAAGTTATCACGGTTACGAATTACAGTATCTATAATATTAAGTAGTGCTTCCACACAGTTCGGTGGATACCCTACATTATCCTTTTCACGAATAAATTCATCAAACAAAATTGTTTCAACATTAGGGAATGAATTACCTTTAAAGCTTTGCCATGCACTCAGCGGAACAGCAAACCCAGCTAGTTGACCATTTATGTAAAACTCTTTACCTTTAGTTTCAAATTTAGTATCAGGAAATTCCTGACTAACATCATTAAACAGTTGGTCAACTTTTTTCAATTCGGTTTTATACATTCTTAAGTAAATAAATTGTGCTCCTGTTTTTAAGAATCTATTTATACAATATTTCTTCATTGCATATGTTTTACCTATACCCCTAGAAGCAATTGTGAAGTTCATGATTCTGTTATAGCTTAACAATTGTTGAGGGTTATAATATAAATCTTCTATTTTCTTTTTCTCTAACTTATTATTTATCTTTTCTTTCTTTTCTACATTCTGTTCTTTTTCAAATTCAAATAATGTTAAGTTTTCCATAACAGAATCAACCTCCACTTTATGATATTATTAAAGTTCTACGTTTTCCTATCAATCATTGTTTCACATGAAACATTATCAACCCTGTATATACTCATACCACCAACCACGTTGATCCATCCACCAAGTTATTTTATCTAATTCTTCATTTGGTATTACATCAGTTTGAATATATGCAAGACCTTCATTCGGATTTAAAATAACTCTACCTTTTGTTCCAAGTTCATTCATTTTAGTTGAAACTTCGTCTATTAAATCAGAACCAAAACCACCACTTCTAACATATTGATAACCTTTAGGTGTTTGATCATCTTGCCCAGTGAAGTAAGCTAAATTTTTACTACCAATCAATTGATTTAAATCACATTTACCAATACCCGGTGTGTGACCAGTTTCAGTATATTGCCAAATGTCACAAGGATATTTAGGCTTACTACCACCATATCGCGGAATCCATACAAAGTCAGATTGAACTTGACTCATACCAAAAGGTTCATACATATGATGACCTACATATAATCCAACTTTCTTAGCTCCCAATCGACGTAATTCATCAATAAAAGCTTGTGTTCCTGCTCTCATATCATCCATCGTCTTCACTTCAACATCAGCTACCCAAACAGTAGATGACTTATCACCACGTTCCCAGAAATCTTGTGCTTCTTTCTTAGCATCATTAATAGATACGAATCTACAAAAAGCATAGCTACCAAAAGGTATTCCTTTACGTTTCATATCAGCAACGTAACCATTATAACGCGGGTCACGATAATTACTACCATCTTGAACACGAGCTATAATAAAATCAATATAAGGTTTAGCAGTATCCCAATTGATATCACCATTCCATTTAGAAATATCTACAATATTACCCATATTATCTTTCCTCCATTTTCTCTATCGCTATTGTTAAATTGTTTACTGCGTCTTTTACACTATCCAAAGCACTAGTTACTTTTGTCATCATAAATACTGCTACAAATATTGGAAATCCGACTTGACTAATAAATGGGACTAATTGCTCCATTGATTACACCCACACTTTCTTATTCTCTTATTATTTATCCTTCAATATATCTATTTCTTTTAAAATTCCATCCGCTAACTTGATTACTTAGTAACTGCGCTATATAATCATTAAGTTTTTTATTCTCTTTATCTGTTTCACCTGTATTATCTCCACCACAACTATTAATTGCACCATCCCCAGTTGTGTAATATTGAATCATACTGGCATAATGAAAGTTTCCACCGTTTACATATCTCCAAGGAACACCCAAAGCAACTGAAACTTCGTTAACGTAAGGCGTAGTTCTACCCGTTGTATTACCTAAACTAGGTGCAACAACTGTTCTTGAATATTCCATAGATAATTCAAGAGTATGTTTTTTACCTCTAGAACCAATAAATCTAGCATATCCTATACCATAGTTATACTGTTGAAATATAGTCCAAATATCACAATCATATTGTTTCGAAGTTTCCATTGACTCTTTAAAGTGTTTTACACCTTGTCTAATGCTTGCGGCAGGGTCTTTAATTGTATTCATTGGTAAACCTGCGGACTCAGAACTCTGCATTGGGTCTCCACCAGCTCCACCAGATTCAACCATCATCAGTGCTAGCAAAGGAATAGTTGCATCAGGTATACCTTGAGCTGTACATTCGGCTCTCATTTGATTTTCATAACTTCTTACCTTATCATTAACTTTTTCATTTAATTGTAAAGTTCCATTACCAACGGGAACAGAAGGAGTACAAGTTCCATTATCAATACCAGTTTGATCATCTGTAGTCTTCCAAGCATAACCAAAATCAACTACAATTTCAGTGTCATTTATAAAGAAAGCATCCCAGTTGTGAATAGCATTTGATTTATCAAAAACTGCACCATTCATAACCTCAATATGCAAGTGATCACCTGTAGCAAAACCCGCTGTACCAGTTTGACCACATTTTTCACCTTGTTTTCTTTTTGTGCCTACAGGATATGCTGAATGATTATTATCGTGCCAAAACATGTAACACATTCTCTTTGTTCCAGTTGGTGTATTAACTTCATCATCTGTAGCCCACATTGTTCCTGCACTTCCTGCATTAACTACCGTCATATCAGCAGGTGCATAATACCATGCTCTTCTAGTTCTTACACCAGATTTTGTTAAATGTATATAATCTATCGCCTTAGCTTTACTGTGTGAAAAGTCACCTGATTCTCCTTGTGTAATATACATAACATCCATCGGGAACATGGAATTTTGCTTTCCATTTGCCCCGACAGATTTTTGACCTTCTTTCATTAAGCGTCAATAGCCTTTGTTAAGTTATTTTGATTGATATGAGTCTTAATCGGCCCATCAATTTTCACACCATCAGAAGGACAATCATATACATTATTAGAAGTAATAATTGTGTAAAGAGTATCAGTAGTGTAAATACCAAAACGTTTAGGATCGACAACAGTATTACCGTTCATAACGATCTTACCACCCTTGATAATACGTAAACCATCTGAGTTTTCACCACGAACAGTTTTAAGATAGTTATTTGTGTAAGAACCATTTGTTGATTCTTCAGAACGAATACCATAGAATTCACAATCTTTAACTAAGTTACCATCAACAATAAATTCTTTAGCTCCAAATAATTCAATACCATCTTTTGTGTTTGTTTCAACATTATTTCCACTAATAATTACATTATCAACACCTGCAACACGAATATTCGAGAAACGACTCTTATAAACAGTATTACCTTTTATAACTAGTTTTTTACTTCTGTATCCAGTTGCTCTACCTAATACACGAATGCCATTTTCATAATCATTGACTGTTGTGTTGCCTTCAATAATCGCATTTGTTAAGTTATAAACATTAATTCCCGCAAACTTTACATCACTTATTTTATTACCAATAATCGTTAAATCAGTTTGAATCGCATTTGTTCCATCACAATAAATACCATTTAATTTAGAATATTGGATGGTGTTATTAGCAATTAATGTTCCTTTTTGATTGTCAACTGGTGTGAAACTTTCAACTAAAATACCATTTGCAAACGTACTTGTAATTGTGTTTCCTACTACTCTGGTATGTTGACCACGAATAGTGAAACCACCTACACAAGATGTTGCCGAGTTATTTGAGAAGTTCCAGAAGAAACAAGGTTCATGACAATCATAAGCATATTGTGGACAATCAACAGCTTTATTCCCTGTAATATCGCAAGCAAATGCAGGAATGAAACCACCTCCAGCAATAGCGTGACGTGAATTTCTAAAGAAGTTATCTCTTGCGGAACATTCTTTTGATGATAAGAAAGCAACACCATAACCACTTGTTCCAATTGTTCCACCGGGTGATGTATTATTGATAATATCTGATTTATAAACATGTGAGTTATAACAGTTTGTCATAACAACTCCACAATCTTCAGCACCGTCAATAAACACATTTTTAATAATGATTCGTTGAGCATTCTCAACAATAACACCATTATGACCTTTTCCTTTACCACCCATAATGATATCTAAATCTTTAATTGTTACATCTTTCATTCCTCGCATACATTGAACTCTAGCGTTTTTAGTTTGATCATAACTAAAGTAAACTTCACCTTGTAATTCAATATTTGAACCATCAAATGACTTTACTGTTACAATTTCACCTCTACGAGAACTAGGAGGTGCACCTTCAGCATAAGATTCATCGCTTGTTATAATTAGTAAATCACCAATTAACAAAGCATCACAAGCAGGTGCTACAATTTTACTATCTCCTTGAGCAACACTTTGAGCTAAACCAATAGGCTCAGCAAGAGTTCCCTTTACATGGAATAATCCTTTTTGATACAATGTAGTAGCTGTTTCAATATTTTTACCATCAATAACAGTTTTACCTTTATAACCTCTAATAACTTTATTAGATGGAACATCAAAACCCTCAGACACTACATATTTAATTGGTTCGAATAAAAGATTAGAATTTTCATCTTTTTTTAACTCTTCAAAAGCTCTTTTAATTCTTCCAGTATCATCTGTTTCAGTTTCTAATTTCTTAAAGTCTTTCACATAAACTGTCCCAGCTTTATCTACTTTCATATTCATTACATCATTGTTAATTATTTCAGCAAGTGTTCCATCTTCTAGCCATTCTTTAAGAACTTCAACAACTTTTTTCTTTAGAAGAGTATTAATAACATAATCTTCAAAAATATGCCATTCATCACGCAACATATCAATCTTTTTATCTTGTTCATCTAGTCTTTCATTCTGCTGTAATACAACTTCATCTAACCAATCAACTAATTCATTGAAAGATATACCAAGATTATTAACATATTCAATACATGTAATAAGTTGTTCATAAATGTTCATTGATTCATCGAAAGCACTCGGTAAATATCTTCTGTAAGAACTTGTTGGTAAAGAACCAACTTTTCTAACATTACTCATCTCATCATTCCTTTCTAGTAAACCCACATAAATAATTTCTTTTCGCATTCATCGTAAATTTCAGTTTCAATACTAAGGAATGTCTCACGATACTTTTGTAGCATTTCCGAGTATGTTTCAACACCAATTTTTCCGACATAGTTTTCTTTTTCTAACATAATCTGATTAGTGGTTTGATCTAACTTAGAATTTCCTGTAACATCTTCATTCGAAGTACCATCTTTCGTGCCAGTAGAACTATTCGTTCCAGTAGCTTTACCAACATCATGAGATTCACCAGAACTAGTTGTTTCACTGACACTCTCATCATGTGTTTTTACTTTATCTGTGGTATTATCACTTGTATTCTTAGTTGTTGATTCATCAATATGAATTTCATCATTTGCATGTTCTTTTCCTGTAACTTCATTAATTTTAGAAGCATATCTGATAATTCCTTTTCCATCTTCTGTTGTAATATCAAGTCTACCATCAGGTGTGTTTTCTTCTAAAGTTCTAGCAAAACTAGTTCCATCATGAACATTTTGATTGTTACCTTTTTTCGTTCCAGCATCTTCAACTTTACGTTCTGTGGTTGTATCATTCGTTCCATCAGACGTTAACTTACCAGTACCATTAGATTTCGTTTCACCGTCATTAGCCGTATGTGTTTCAAATTCACCATTTTCAGATGTTTTAAGACCAGTCGTGCCTTTCTTATTACCAGTTGTATCAATGTTATCTTTACGAGTACCATCAATATTTTTATCCTTTGAACGATCCATTTTTGTGTTTAGTAATGGATCAAATTCAATCAATTCACTTTTAAATCTTTGGTTATAGTAAGGCATTCTTTCGTTCATCCAGTTTTCTAGATGAAACTTGAATAGTTCAATAGTTTCAAATCCAACTTCTCTCATATAGAATCTTCTGATCCATTTTCTTTCAAAATCCTTTCTCTTACTTTCGTCAAAGAAAGGATAATCAAAATCAAACAAATGAGGTTGACCAACTTCAATCCTTTTCTTAATAGGTGGTTGTGGTCTTTCATATTGTGTAAAATGATCTATATATCTTCTTAATTCAATACTATAAAGAGCCATCTACTTCACCACCTTGTTCATCATCTATTTCAAACCCTTCATTATCCATATACATTTGAAGAATATCTGTTCTCATTTTTACATCTAAATCTTCTAATTCTCCCGGATATAAAAGTTTTGCTCTTTCAACAAAATCTTTACGATTCTTAAGCATGATATTTTCAGATGCTCTATCTCTTTCATTACCAGATGTTGCCTCTGCACTTGTCAATCTTTCCTTCTTATCAATAGGAACATTCTGAATCCCTAACATTGTATAGAATTCAGACCAATAAGCATTTTTCTGATCATTAATCTTATCAACAACATAAGGGGCATCTGTTTTATGAACACTAATTGTTTTTGGATCAAAGTGTTTATTAGCTACAATAACAGGTGCATTTCCTTCATATTGGTTATAAATCTGCATCAATGAAAACTTATTTGAATCCTCTGCTGTAACCAATACAGGTGTCTTCTGTGCATTCAAATTGATGTCAATAATCTCAGACGCATTTGCTAACTTTTTCGCAAACATAATAACACTATCCATTGTTGGAATATGTAAATCATTATTCCAAATAACAAGTCCATGTCTATTTTGTTTAATTAATTCAGGATCATCACCATAATTAAAAATGTCATAACTAATTTTTTCATCATCTGGATTAGTAGAAACAGTTTTAAATATTGTTGGTTGCCAATAACGATTTAATTTAGTTCCTGCTGCACCATCTGTTGCAACGAAGCTATCGTTGTTATCTTTATAAAATCCAACATAACCACGAGTGTGTAACATCATTTCTAAGAAACGAGGATCAACAGATTCTGGTAAGTTTTCCCACTCAAATAATTGGAAAGTTAATTGACTTAATTGTTTTGCATAATGCCAATAGTAGAAATTTCCCGCTTTTTCCTGTATTTGATTTGGATTCATATATAATTGTAAATTATTAAACATATCTATATCACCTCATTACTTAAAGTATAATTTCCAACATCGTTCGTATGCCACAATGTAATTCCACCATCAAATATAGCTTTCAATTCGTTCAAATCTTCCGTGTTAAAATCACCAATTATATTTACATCTTTTGTTTGCACATAATTCCAGTTTTGTCTAGTATGAAGATTAGGAACTTTTACTTCATTCTTTTTATATCCATATAACTTAAAGAAATCTTCTAATTTCTTTTGATATTCTGGTTTGATCTGTTTTTTAATCAAGAACACACCATTATATCCATTACCAACATCATAACTTGTGTTTGTCCCCATTTTATTAATAGTTGGAGGAACATTCAAAATATCATCAATTTTAGCTGAAATAGCTTGTAATTGAAGAACACTATTTCCCGCTCCCTTTACAGCTCCAATTCCTGAAGAAGCTGTTCCAACATAATTACCACTAGCTAAAGAGCTTCCCGCACCTAGTAAACTTTGAGCAACATTACTTGTTCCATTCAATGTGATTTGATCAACTTGGTTGTGAAGTTGATTTTTATTACCTTGAATATAAGCTGAAATTAATTCAGTTATAATTGATACATCGTTCGGGTTAATATTTTGTATACCCCATTCATCTAACATGAATTGATGCATGGAACTATTAATATCCATATTATATCCAGCAATACTATAGGAAACTTTATTGCTTGTACCTAGCGATCCTTTAGCTGTTAATGTAATATCAGGTCTAGATATATATTCATTTTTAAAATCTCTACGGTTACCTTGCATATCATCTAATGTTAAAACAGTGTACGGATACATCAATAGCTTACTTTCTTTTACACTTCTATATCCATCATATTTAGACCCAATAAAAGTGTTTTTTGTAGAAAACTGTTTACAGTCACTTACATAAACCATCTTAGCTCCATCAGATTCAGCATATTCTACTACCTGACCATCACTACTAAAATTGATTCCGTATCCAGCTTCATTTTCTGCCGTTGTGTATTTCAAACCTGTTTGTTCTGTTATAAACATGGTAACAATGTTATTTGTCATTTTATCATCTTTATAAAGAGACGCAAGTGTATCTATTAATGTTGACATTCGATGTGATTCACCTTGTATGGTGGCATTCACAACAACGTCTTTATCAACAAACGGAACAACATAATAGCTAAACGGTTGTCCAACACCAACAAGACTAGGTAAAACCTTATCTTTATTTGTTCCATGAACTGCCTTTTTACAAGCAATAACAAGGAAACGAATACCACTATTCGGAATATGATGATGAACATTTACTGTTTCATATTCAGTTCCATAATTTAACCCCTCATCAATCGTATTAATAACAGGTGTTCCATCAGGATTCCATAATGGACAATGTTCTCGTACAACAAATGATGATAGCATTGTCATTTCAAAGCGCCATGTTTGCAACACATCAATTTCGAAATATACTTCTGTCATCGAACTTGTTTTTCTTTTTAACTGTGTTACAAAAGCATAAAACCATTTGTTATTATATTGAGCATTTTGGAACATAATATAGTTTACATCGCGTAAAGCATCAATTCCAGCATCTGCTCCAATGTAGTTTTTACCGTTATTCTCAACAAACTTCACTTCATCCATAGCATGAACGGTAGGTCTACTGCTAAAATAACTAAATTGTTCACCTATATCATCAAACCATCTTGCGTGTTTATTATCATTAGAAAAAGGAACGCCTTTTTTAAAAAAGACGTTACTTCCACTTAACGGTACAACTGCCATTTTAGACGCTCCTTTCTATTTTACTTCATATATTTCAAAATCTGACCACAATTCCTCATCATCAAATTCATGAGGAGATTGAGCTACTTTAACAATATCTCCAACTGAAACATGTATTAAAGTATTTAAACTTCTGTAAGACCCATCACCTTCAACTTGGAAGACATCACTTGTTCCTCCACCGCTTGCTTGTTCATGTTTTAAATGAATCCAGTAATTAGGAATTCCTGTTCCTGTAACATGAATATTTTCACCTACAGAAACAGGATCAATTGTTGGCTTGGGTGGCTTAGGGTGCAGTTACTGTTACTTTAGCTGTATCAGATACCGCTACTCCGCCAACTTTAGCTGAGAATGTAACTGTTAATTTATCTGCTCCTGCTTCTTCAGTTGCGTCAACATCTAATTTTCCAGTTGAAACATCAATTTTAGTTCCTGCTTTTGTTCCACCAGCTACAGCATAGGCTTTGTCTGTAACTTCACCTTCACCTTCAGTAGAACCAGAGAATGTTGTAGATTCACCAGCTTTTACACTAGCTGTTTTTGGTGAAATTGTTGCTTTTGGTTCAACTGGTTGAGGAGCATCTGCTGTAGAGAATACAACAGCATTTTCAAGAGTTGAACAAGAAAGTGTTTGCCATACATGATAGAAGTAATTCCAGTATACCTTTTATTCTGCAAACCTCGCTACGATTTGCACGTTCTCTTATGAACTGCTATATGTCACCATATAGAGTAGACTATCTCTTCATAATTTTATCAATTATGTTCCCCGTTTCCATCCGCTTGGATGTACGTCTTTCGACTAGTCGTTACACGTTCCCTTTAAGGGCTTCGCTCGGTATTGTCTCATTTGAGATGTTCACCGAATTAGAGGAATTTTACAAGAGCCATTATATTAACCCTTTTGGATTGTAAACATTTGTCATTTCAATGTTGTTGTCATAACACATGAACCAATCTTCGTCAACAAGTACAGCTTGAATTGCCGGATCAGCAAATTCATCAATTACAGTTACTTTAGATAAGAAGTCTGTTTTATTCATATTGAAAGCAACTGCTAATACATCAACATCAATTTCGGCTTCTGTTTCTGCTGTAATAAATAAGTGTAATCCTTCCATTTCAGAACGAGTATGTACACCTGTGTGATTGTATTTACGAGAACCCATTCCAAGTGTTAATTTACGAACATAAGCACGCATTTTCTTAACAAACGCACGAGCTGTTTCTTGTGATGTAGGAGCTTCTACTTTCACATGATGGAAATATCCTTTTTCATAATACTGATCAATCAGTTTACGCATCCATAAGTACTCGTCCACTTCAGCAGAATTATAAAGAGCTTCAAAAATACCAGTAATAAAGTTATCTAAATTCTGATAAGATACGAATGCCGCTTTTAATTCAGCTTGTGAAACTGTTTGCTCATAGAACTGTTCGCGGTTACGTTGATGGAAGAATGCTTTTGTATCTGGAATCTCACGTTTATATAATGTAGATTCAGCGTCCGTTGGATCAAACTTCTTAGCCTTTGTAATATCTGTATAGATTTCTTCAATTGTGTAACCTAAAGGCATTGTACCTTTTTTAAATTTACCTAGTGGGTTATTCATTGATTTATGTTTGATAACAACTAAACCAATACGATCCACTAATTGATTTAAGAAACTATTACGGTGTTCTGGGTTTGAGTTAATACCAATACCAACCTCACCAATATTTCGATCATTTGCTTCTGGAACAGCTTTTGCATAAGCTCCACCTAATTCATTACGAATCATGTTTAATGTTTGAGCTGTATTTTCAGACCCAAGTAAACCATTAACATCATTCATGTTAATTTTAGCCATTTGTTTTCCTCTTTTCTTCTATTAAATTGTATGTGTAATCACCAATTGGTGTTATTACTATAATCCTTTAAGTGCGTCACTTAATGTTCTAGACTTCACTTCTTCTTTCTTTTGTTGTTCTTGTTTTTCACTCATATCAAGAGACTGAGTTGCAATACGGTTTGCATAATGAGAATTTGTTTTTTGAAGTTCTAAATTTTTGCTGCTGATTGTTTCCATGTCTTTTTGTAATTTTTCTTGTTTCGCAATAATGTTGCTAAAACCTTCATTTAATTCCAACATGATTTCTGATTTACGACTGTCAGCAGTTTCAGGAGCTTCAAATTCACCCATTAAAGAACCAAGTGTTTCTCTATCCATTATTTATCCCTTCCTTTTAATAGATTTTTAGGGGATATTTACCCCTTGATTAATATATTAAACTATGAATCAAAAAATAGCAACATTTATTTCTTGACGAAATATCATATTTTGTGATATATTTAAAGTTTATTTATTTTCTTCTATTTATAAGAGTTTTTTTCTTTTAATCTTTTCCTCTTCTATCTCTTACATTTTTCCTATATAATAGAAGAAACACGAAAAAGGAGTGATTCAAATGAAATGGATTCTTTATTTTATCTTTACTTTTATTTTCTTTTTCATTTTAATAGCAAATCTTTATGAGTTTTTAATTTGTTATAAATGGTTTCACGATATTGTCTTGTTTTTCTCTTTCATTTTTTCTTTTAAAATATTTTAAAAATCTTTCATAAAATACCTTGCATTTATCATTTTAAAATGGTATATTTAATTCACGGAAAAGTTATCAATTAAAAATTAAAATAAAAACTTAAATGAAAGAAGGAATTTAAAATGGCTAAATTTATTACTCGTACTATTGCATCAACAACTATCGTAATTGGAGAATTAAAATTAGGATCAACTGAAGTAGAAGTAAAAGGTAAACTAGTTGAAGAAGGTAAACTTGACCTTGAAAAAGCTACAAAAGTAGTTCAAAAAGCATTCAAAGGTGAAAATGTGATTGTTCTTAATCTTGTTCAAGACGAAGCACAATACAAAATTTCTGTGGAAGACTTCATTGCTAACGCTGAAAAAATTGAAGTTTCTGAAGAAGCACCAGCTCAAGAAGTTGCTGAAGAAGTAGTAGCATAATTAAATAAAGGGTTTAGGCTTTGAGTCTTTACCCTTTTCTTTTACACATAATTGACGAATTAACTTATTTAAATAGGAGGTCTTAAAATGTACTTAGTTTCCAAAGCAAAATATTGGTTTATGTGGGTTTTCAGTATGTTAGGAATTTCTGCTTTAATTTTTATTCTTATTAGATGTTTCGATTTATTATTTTAGGAGGTCTTAAAATGAGTTACAAAGGTCTAGATAAACTACAACCTGATTTAGAAATACTTGTATCAATGTTAATGAAAAATTGCTGTTTTACAAGAGAACAATCTATAGAATGTTTATTGGTTTCAATAGAAGCTATTTTAACTAGGGGGTAAAACAATGAAAATGTCAGTAATTGAAATGATGGTTAAAACTTTATTGTTGCAAGGTAAAAATGAAGATGAAATATTTTATTCTTTATGTGATAGAGGTGTTTCACCTGTTGCAGCACAATTCATTATAGACCAATACATTTAATCTTTAATCTTTAGGAGGTCTTAAAATGAAAGCAGTTGATTGGTTTTTAATCTTTAGTGGTTTTCTTCTTGGTGTTGGTTTTAGTTTATGGTTTGATCTTTTGAACTTACTATTCTAGGAGGGCTTAAAATGATTAATTATGAATATCTAAATTTTGGTATCGTTGTTTTAAATTTTCTTGTTTCATTATATGTTGCTTATTTAATTAGGAGGTCTTAAAATGGATTTTGATGAGGATGTTGCATGGATGTTTGTCGGTTTATATGGTTTAATTATTTTCTTCTTTTAATCTTTTAAATCATTTAGGAGGTCTTAAAATGAAAAAATATGTTCTTAAAGTTTCATTAGGTTGTGTTATTGGGTTTATGATAGGTATTGGTATTACCTGTTTGATATTTCATTAATAAGAGGTGAAACAATGAAATATTCTCTAATCAATTTATTACTTAGTGTTTTGTTTTTATTCTTTGGTCTTTGTCTTTACTTCTTTTAAAATCTTTTGAACTTAATCTTTTAGGAGGTATTAAAATGTATTTAGTCTCTAAAACGAAATATTGGTTTATGTGGTGTTTTAGTTTATTAGGTGTTACATCTTTAATATTTATTCTTTTAAGATGTTTTGATCTTTTGTTTTAAAATCTTTTAAGATCGCTACGCTTCTTATTTCCCTAACTCACGTAAAGGAAATATAGTCGCCTAGAACCTGCGAACTAAACGCCCTTTGGTTGTTAAGGTCTTAGGTTTTCGGGGGAAAAGAAAAAGGTCTCTCCTGAATAAGCGCTTAGCGCGTATTCTCGGAGAGACAAAGAAGGAGAGATGGTTTTTGAATGAAGAAAATAGTGTTAACTCATTATATTAAATCAGATAAACCGATAAAGTTTGTTTGGACTTATCATTATATTAGATTATAGGAGGAGTGGGGAGAATGGAAGTTAAAATAGAGGTTGCTAGTATTCTTAGCGATATTGAACCATATTTACCTGTTTTGAAAGAGTATGATTATAAGGAAGGAACAGGAACGATTTATCTAACACATTTACACGATATTTTTGATTTACAAAATAAGTTAGAGAAATTAAACTTAAATACAGCTTTGACACCATCTATAATAGTGACAAATGATAAACTAATTATTTATGATGATTGGATTGAATAGGAGGAGTGGGAAGATGTATTTTAGAATATGTGAAAGATGTTTAAAAAGATTCGAGAAAGAAATTAAATTAAATAATGTTAGTGAAGAAGTTATTGACATTGTTCCCTACTATAATTGTAAATTATGGGTTACTCATGATTTTGAAAAAGATATTAATGAAGAATTAGATAAAATAAAGTAGGAGGAGTGGGGAGATGGAATATACAATTGATTGTGCTGAAACTTCTTATGATGTTTACCATTATGATAATGTTTTAAAAAAGTATTGGATTAATAAAGAAGAACGAATTATTAAATTAAAAAGTTTAGAAGACTTGGATCAACTACAAAAAGAAATAAATGAAGATTTAATTATAGGTAAAAATAATTCTATTTTAATTTATGATGATTATATTGAATAGAGGAGTGGGGAGATGAAACGAAGAGAAAGAGAATTTATGATTCAAAAGAAAAAATATATAAAAGCTTCTAGATTTGGTAAATTAATAATGTCTTTAAATTGCTCTAAATGGTTCACAAAATTAACAAAAAGAAAAAGAAAAAAATTAGAGAAAAAATGGTTGCGTAAAAATAAAAGAAATGTTATAGTATAAACACGGAAGGAAGGTCTGAAACCTTAGTGAGCATAGTGAACTTAGTTTGAAGACCCTAGACTATTACAAAATCTTAAGGTCAAAGACCTTTAGAGATTGTTGAGTGTAGCACCACTGGAAACCCTTCTTACTAGAAAGAAGTAAAATAATTCTAGACTCGTGTGCGCCAACACATGAAAAACATTGTCCCAATACTGTAACGGTATTCTCAAGGAAAAGAGGATAAAACCCGTCAGTATTTGACGTTAACAACCACTCAAGCGTAGCGAGGTAAAACAACCCGACACCTGAAGGAAAACAGGGAAGAGACATAAAACCCGTTGTGGTGAGGTCGTTAAACCACTACATAAAATTTATCGTATATTGCAGGAGAAAACCTAAAGAAAAATCAAATAAAAGTTTTCGTTGACAGTAGGAAAGACTACATAGTATAATTAACTTACACAATTAAGCAACAAAATAACTTATAGGAAAGAGGTGAAAGCCTCTTCTCTAAATGAACAAATTTGACTTGAAGGAATAAAGATATGTTTAGCATATCCTTCGAAGGGTTATTCCTTCACATAAGTCATACATATTTTAACTAAGCAGTAGCGACAGCTACAAAATGTTTTACATCGTTAGTCAGTGGTAGACTTTAAAACCTTCATGTAAGACAAGTAAAGCCACACACTTTATATGTCTTGATTTCTGACAGGGTGAAAGCACTCAAAAATTATTTCTCTAACATTCACCAGATTGAAGGGAAAAGAAATAAAAATTATAGCTTGTAAGAGTGAGAACTTCATGTTATAATAATATCAAGGGTTAAGCGAAAGACATTTCGCTCTTGATAACAGCATCTTAAAGGAATAGAGAACAGATCAATATTAAAAATTACCGTTCTTGTTAACTTACCTACTTTAAAGTTAAAATCACATATCCATATGAAATATCATGTATACTGTTACTTGAAACATTAGGATGCTGTTATGAGGAAAGACCTCAAATAAACTAAAACAACGAAAAGAGGAAATTATAATGAATAAAACAATTTTAATCGGACGTACTACTAAGGAAGCTGAATTACGTTATACACCAAACGGTAAAGCAGTTGCAACAGTTGATTTAGCTGTAAATAGAGACTATGTTGCTGAAGGTCAAGAACGTGAAGCAGACTTTATCCGATTAGTTATTTGGGGTAAACGTGCAGAAACATTTGCTAACTTTGTTAAAAAAGGACATCAAGTTGGTGTTGAAGGTGCATTACGAACTCGTAATTATGATGGTCAAGATGGTAAAAAAGTTTATGTAACTGAAGTACTAGTTGATAACTTTACTTTCTTAGAGAAGAAATCAGCATGAAAGGTTAAGGATGAAAGAAATAAAAAATCATATGGTAAACAGTTTGAAACTGTAAACCCTATTGATTTAAGTGATGATGACTTACCATTTTAATTACATAGAGGGATTGGCTACAAGCTGATCCTTTTATTTTTAAGGAGGATTGACGAGATAATGGATAAAGAAGAACTAATAATTAAATTAAAAATAATAAGCGAAAAACTTAGATGTGGTTTAATTGATCAGAAAACATTTGATAAAGAAATTGAATATTTGATAAGATATAAATGGAAAGAAAATAAAAGTTTCACTAAAAATAGTAACTATTATAATTAGGAGGTAGAGGGAATGGAAGAGCTAACATCTAAATCATTAAAAGACATAAAAGAAATTATTGAAAATACAGATAGATGGTGTGATGATGATTTAACATTAACTTATGTGAAAATAAAAGCGATAATTGAATTACTTGAAGAAAGAGGTATTTTTAATAATTAAGGAGGTAGAGGAATGAAACCATTTGAGATACAAAATAAATATCATAAATTATCTGTTATTGAAAGAATAAAGAGAGATTTAAGAGCGTTGGTTATGTATGAGTTAGAAGATGCTGAAGAAGAAGCATTTAATATTTCAAGCAAAGCTTACAAAGATTTATTTGGTGAAGATGCTACTGATGGATTTTGGGAAGATAAAAGAGAATATCTTGATAAGAGAAATGATAAAAGAAAAAGTTATGTTAAAAATAGTAATTACTTTAATTAGGAGGTAGAGGGATGAACTACACAGGAAAAAGAAAGAAAGTATATAAATTCATTAAAAATGGTGAAAAAATAGCTGAAGGAACGATAGATGAAATGAGTGAACAACTTGGAATAACAAAACACTCTATTTGGAATAAAGTAAGTAGATCGGTTAACGGAAGATTAAAAAGAGTTACATATGAAATGGTTGAGGTTAGTAATTCTGTTAATGAATATGTTTTAATGATCAACGATAAATTTATTGGGAAAGGTTCATTAAAACGTTTAAGTGAAATATCTCATTTTAGCCAAGAATATTTAACTAAGATATCAAATGGTAATTATATTCCAAAAAGAATTAGGGTAGAAATATTTAAGAAGGTTGGTTAACACCAATCTTTTTAAATATAATTATTGACGAAATGTCAAAAAGATGTTATGATATTAGTAACTTAAAGAAAAGGAATTGATAATAATGGGTGTAGCAATTGATATGACAGGAAAAAAATATAATAGATTAACTTGTATTGAAAAACTTGAAGAAAGACAAAAAGGTCATATTATGTGGAGATTTAAATGTGATTGTGGTAAGGTTATAACAGCTAGAGGGGGTGATGTTAGACAAGGTAAAACGGTTAGTTGTGGTTGTCGCACAATTGAGATAGGAAAAAATAATAAAGGTAAATCAAATGAAGAAAGGAGAAAGAAAGCTTTAAGTAAATAATAAAAGAATTGAAAGATTATTCAAGGGAGATTAGAAAACATGGTAAAACGTCGTTCTAAAAAACAACCTAAGTTCACTATCAGAGATGTAGATGTGAATGAATTTAACAGACTTCAAAACAACGCTAAAGCAATGATACGTTCTAGAAAGAAAAAATACGGTGTGGACATTTCTGGGGAAATTGATTTAAAAACAAGTATTAGTGATTTCAAAACACGTAAAGGTTTTAACGCTTGGAAAGAAGCAATGAGTAAATTGAGATATAGAGCTGATTTACAGATAAAGAAAGTTGGAGACACTGTTGCAAGTCAAAAACAGATTAACCAATCACAAAGAGAAGTAAATGTGATGAAACGTAAACTTCAAAAAGTAGATGGAGAATATCAAAATAAATATAAAGTAAGATTTAATGAAAAACAATTATTAGAATTAACATTACAAACAAATGTTGCTAGGGATATGGAAATAGCTAGACAAAAACAATTAGAATCTATACCAAGATTTAATAAAAAAGGTCAACAAATAAAAGATGTTCGTAAAGATAAAACAGGTGGAACTGTTATTGTAAGGGATAAATTTGATCCGACAATATTAGATAATAATCAGAGGGTTAAGATAAGGGAATATAATTTAAAACAAGTAAGTGATCCTGAACGTTATAGTAGACGCGAACAACAATTGAAAGAAAATCAGTTGACCAGATTGAAACAAGCATTTGGTAGTGATGCTGAAGACGTGATAAGATATATAGAAGATATGAGTTCACAAGAATTTAATAATTTTTATTTTATGTTTATGGATAGTAGTTTAGGATTTAATGAGTTTGATTCAGAACAATATATTGGTCAATCTGCTGAAACTGATGATCAATTATTAGGGGCTATTGAGGCTATTAGAACAGATATTCAACGTTATGATAAAAATAGAGAAAAGTATAAAATGCTTATGAAATATTAGGGGGATGTATTGGTAATGGTTAAGAAGAAAAGAAAGAAAGCCACTATTAAGACTTATGCTTGTGACTTTGAAACAAATACGGAAAATTGGTTGCATGATAAGAACCCTAAAGAGAATCAAAGAGTAAAAGAAGTAAATCCTGATTTATGGAAAGGTAGAGAGGCATGGAGACAACACACAGGAGGAGATCAAGCTTTTGTATGGTGTTGGGGTGGAACTGAGATAAGAGAAGATATGAGTTTTAAAGGCGAATTGGATAACTTCTTATTTGGTAATTCTATGAAAGATTTTATGGATTGGTTATTAGACGGAAGTAAAAATGTTTGGTTTCACAATTTAAAATTCGATGGAAGCTACATAACAGTTCAACTTTTAAGAATGGGATATAAATTTACATTTGAAAGAAATCCTGCTATTGGTGAATTTACGGGATTGATTGACGGTAAAAAGATGTGGTTTGATATTACCATTTGTAAAGAAGGCCCTAGAGGTGGTAGACAGTTTATAAACATTAAGGATTCTTTAAAGAAAGTGCCAATGGGATTAAGAGCATGCGCAATGGCTTTTGGTTTAGATGTATTTAAAGATGATTTAGACTATGATGAAATACGATTACCTTATCAACCTATCACACCTGCTGATTATAAATATCTAAAGAAGGATGTTGAAATAACAGCAAAGATTATTCATTATCAAGTATTCCAAAGTGGTTTGAATAAAACAACAATTGGTTCAGATGCTTTGAATGAATTCAAATCGACTATTGGTGGAAATAAAGGTTTCCAAAATATATTCCCAGTTTTAGATTATGAAACAGATAGCTTTATAAGAAAAAGTTATTTTGGAGGTATTACTCAAGTAAAACCAGGACATGAAGGAGAGCTTGTTGGAGAAGGTTCAGTATATGATATTGTATCGATGTATCCTTTTGTTCAATATTATAAGTTATTGCCTTATGGGATGCCAGTTCCGTATCAGGGAAATTATTATGATATGAGTGAAGAAGAAAGAGAAGGGTATCCTTTATACATACAGAAAGTAAGTTTTTCATTCTTAGTTAAAGATGATCATCTTCCTACAATTCAATTAAAGAAACAAAATGTTGAGTTTAATTATAATGATATGGATGATGTAATGAAGTTTAATGGTAGGGAGTTCCAAAAAACATCTTTTGGAGAAATTGTAACAATGTATTTAACGAATGTGCAATGGGAACAAATTCAAAGACAGTATTGGTTAGATGATATTATCTATCATGAAGGTTTTATGTTTGAAGGTAAAGTGGGGATATTTAAAGATCATATTGATAAGTGGTTAAAGGTTAAGAAGGAAGCAAATGATTGTGGAAACTTTGCCTTGAAAAATCTCAGTAAACTTATGTTAAATTCGCCTTATGGTAAATTTGGAACAAATGTTCTTAAACAAAATGTTGAACCATTCTTGCAAGATGAATCAGGAAGTTTAGGATTTAAATTACAAAATGATGATGAAATTAGATACATGACACCTGAAGAATATAAACAATATGAAATTGATAATGCATCCGATCCTGTTTACACAGCTTATGCAAGTTTTGTTACAGCTTATGCTAGGGTAGAATTAGTAAATGCTGTAATGACATGTTATGATCGTTTTAGATATTGTGATACCGACTCAATTCATATTGTTGGAACTGAAATTCCTGAAGGATTAAAAGATAAGATAGGTGGAGATTTAGGTCAATGGGAGCCTGAATCAGAATTTAAATATGCCAAATTCCATCGAGCTAAAACGTACTGTGAAATGATTTTTGGTAAGAAGGTTAAAAAGAAAGATAGATGGGGAGATATGGTTACTGTTGTTAAACATATCAGTAAGAAAGAATGGGAAGGTTTACCTGAAGAAGAAAGATGTCTTGATAAAAATTTAAAATGCGCTGGTATGCAAAAAGCTATAGCTGACACGGTTGACTTTGAAGAGTTTGAGATTGGATTGAAGATTGATCCTTATAACCCAGCTAAAGAGAAGTGGAGAAATGTTGGAAAGTTAATGCCTTCTCAAGTTGCTGGAGGAACATTGCTTAGATTGAGAAAGTTTAGTTTGAATTAGGAGGGATAGATAAAGATGAAAGAACTTGAAGAATATAAAAATAAAATAATACAAGAAGCTATTGACAGTATGGATAAGAAAGTTATTGAAGAACTAATTAAAGCGAAAGAAGAATACGATAAAAATAAAGAGGTGGAGAGATGATTGAGAAAGAAATTAAAGAATTTATGGAATTTTTAAGTAAAAAATATAAATTAAGCATTAATGAAATTAGAGAGAAAATGATTAAACAATGTCTAAATAGAAGGGATAGATTGAAGTGATTGAAAAAGATGTTTACAAGTTCAAGAACAAAATAAAAGTTGGAATTATGTATAGTATTTATACTCATTTGGGATTAATCAATGATGTTGATTTTTCCCTTCTGGATGATGATACTTTGGATGCTTATTTGCAAGGAGCGATTCGATCAACAACTAATTGTAAAAGAGAAAATGAATGGGAACAGTGGTATGTTGGTTTGATGTTTGAGAATAAAGGATTTAGAGGTTATATCATTTGTAAGGATAAAAATAAGTTGAAAGAATATTTAGTTGATGCTATGATAGATTACAGATATCCGAAATATTCAATTGTGGAGGTATAGGAGATGTGGGTTGTTATACATAAAGAAAAGATGAGTATATTTAGTGGTTATAAATCATTAGATTTAGCTGAGAGAGCTTGTGAGAATCTCAATGAAGTTAAAAGAAATAAATACTATGTGGAATTTGTGGAGGTGAGAGGGTGAAAAGACAAGTTAGAGTTATTCTTAAACATAAGAAATTCCTTGAAAAATTGTTAAAAAGAAATATCTTGTTAAGAAGAAATTTTAGATTTAATCAACATTATAATAAAGTATTAAAAGATTTAAAAGAATGGGGTATTAAACTATGACGGTGTTATATTGTGTAGCTAGTTATTGTATTGGTAGTATGGTCACAGGAACTGTGATTTATCTAGGATATAGATTTCGAAAGGAGGTGATGTAGAATGTCTTTACAAACAATTACTTTAGATTTTACAGGGAAGATAGCAGGATCAACAACTCAAAATCCTAATATTGCATACTTTAATGATGTTGAATTTACTCAATTACAGTATGATCAGATATTTGGTAGTGAGTTGAGAGTTGCTACAACTGATGTTTTGAAATTTGAATTTCCTGTTCCAACTGAAGCTCAAATAAATCTTCAATCCGTTGGTATCTATTATAAATCTAAATTAGATAGTGGGGAGAATGAATTAAGATCATCTGATAAGGGTGTTTATAATGATGATGCCACAATGTATAAACAAAAGTTATTAGAAATTTATGGTATTGATATTCAAGATCAAACTATTAAATTTAATATAACAACAACAGGAAATTATGGAATCTATGAAGTTAAATGTGATGTTACTTATGATGACTCAGGATTAAATATTTATGGTGGTCAATATCAATATAGTGATAATGGTGGTGTTGTAGTTACTGTTCCTATTCAGAATAAGAAGTTGGAAGAGATTACAACCGAATTAGAGGGAAGACCTGCTAATAGTGTAACGAATGTTACATTTGCTCAAGTTGGAACGGAATTAGTTCCTTAAAATAATTATTGATTTATAGATTGAAAGATGGTATAGTTTAATCAAGGAAGAAAATAAAAATTAAATAGGGGATTACTTTTAATAGAGTTTTCTCCTTTTTGTGTGGAGGTAATGAGTAATGATAGAATACTGTGCTGGGATTGTTAAATTATATAATGTTGAAACACCTAATAATAAAAAAGGTTCATGGGTTAATGAAGAAGATTATTTAAGGGTTGTGGAGGAGAATAATAAGTTAAAAGAAAATATTGAAAAATGGGAAGAAATTTCATTAAAAACAAAACAATTTTTCACTGAAGATGTTATAAAATTAGAAAATAAAATAGATCATTATAAAGATTATATTAGTTGTTTAGAGAAAGAGAAAGAGAAAAAAGAAAAAGATGAAGAGATAATCAATATGAAAAACAATTATAATATTTTAGATGAAGAATTTGAAAAGGAATTAAAAGAAAAAGATGAAGAGATAGAAAGACTTAAAAAAGATTTAAAAGAAATGACAAAACATAAAGATAAAACATTTATGAAGGTTTTAGAATTAGAAACAGAATTATTTAGTATTAAAGGTGAAGAAACTTGGACATTAAAATACATATATGATGTTGATGGTGTTGTAAAGGAATATGAACAAAATGGAATGTTTAGAGAAGATGCTGAAGAGTTAATCGGAATGGATTCAGATAATTGGAATCACTGGAGTTTAACAAAAGAGGAAAGACCTGATAAAGATAAGATTATTGAGGGGTTGTTGATTAGATGTGAATCTAATGAGGAATTGATAAAAGAGTTGGAAAGTAGAAATGAAAATCTAGCTAATGAATTATATAAACTTAAAAATGATCAAAGATTAAAAATAAAACCGTGTGATAGAAGAGCTTAGGAGGAATTGAAATGGAAAACTTTGAGCAAGAAATTATGGAATTAAAAGCGGATATTAAGGAATTGAAAGATTATATTGAAGGTAAAAAGGTCAAATATAATGATATGAAAAATAAGTATGATTTTTATATGATGTCTCCTAAAGAAGAATTGGGGAGAGAGATTGATCAACTTAAAAGTGAGAATGAAGTTTTAAAAGATGAGTTGAAAAAGATGAATGTATTTGTTGAGAATTTTGAAAGTAAAAACAACCAATTGAAATTAAAAGATGAGCAGATCACTGATATTAAAGATAATTTTAAAGATTATAGAGAATCTAAAGGTGATTATGAGAAGACTTATAATATTGAATATACTAAGTTTGATGGTATGTTAGAGAAAGTTGTTGATGGTGAATATAAATCTATTAAGGCAACAGAAATACCTAAATTTATTGAAAATAATAACTTTGAAAGAATTACTATTGTGAAGGTTGGTGAATAAGATGAATATTATTATGTATACGAAGAATAATTGTCCAAACTGTATGCGAGCGGAATTTATGTTTTCCGCTTGTCCTACACCTGTTAATATTGAGAAGAGAAATGTTGATGAGAATGAAGAATACAAGACTGAATTAGTTGATAAATATAAATCATCAACGTTGCCAACACTTGTTTTCTTAAAACCTGAAGGAGAAAGATATTATATTGGTTTTGAAGAAAATTTAGGTAAATTACAGGAGGAATTAGGGTTATGATGAAAGATATGTTGAAAGTTCAGAAAAAAGTTGATTTAGATATTTCAAATAAAATTGAAATTCCTTTTAAAGAAACAATCACACAAAGAAAGATAGCTTTTAAAGTTGAATTAAGTGAATTGGTTAATGAAGTCGGATTTTTTAAATATTGGAAGACGTCACATAAAATTATTAATGAGAGAGTATTAGACGAATGGGCAGATTGTTTTGCTTTCTTGAATAGCATTGTAATTAGTCAAGGATATGAAGATTATGTTATCAGTTATTACATTAAAAGATTAGAACATGATATTGAATCATCTACTTTTATTAGACAAGATTGGTTATTTAGAATGATGAATAAGAATGAAATGGATTCTATTGATGATGTTTTGAGTCAGTATTTCTATCTTTATATGTTTGGTAAGAATTTAGGTTATAGTGTAGATGAAATGAATTCAGCTTATAATACAAAAAGCATGGTTAATATGATTAGAGCTAAGGAGGGGTATTGATGGGATTTATATGTTCCTATTCTAATTGTAAAGAAAGTGTTTATGATATGCCAACTTTATATTGTAAAAAACATTATGAAGAATATTTACAAAATGTAACTGAAGACGTTTTAAACAAGTCTAATCATAAAGAAATAATAAAACCTAATCATTATCACGAAGGAGTTAATGTTGATCCAATATCGTATGGTAAAGAACACTTTACACATGAGGAAATGAAGGGTTTTTATAAGATGAATGTTATTAAATATGTTACTAGGGCGGATAAAAAGAATGGTTTAGAGGATTTAATTAAAGCTAAAAATTACCTTGAAATGTTAATAGAAAATGTGGAGAATGATAACGAATGAATTATACAGTGGAAGAAAATAAAAATAGACAAGTTAATGTAGATGTTAAATACATAGATAAAAAGAATGTTAAATTACATCTAAATATTTATAAGTTAGGTAAACTTAAAGATGTAAAAGAATTAACTTTTTCTAATAAAGAAATGTGTATGATACATGTTGAGAATCTTATCAAGACCACAGAATATAATTTAGATGGGTTTGCTAATGATTTTTATCAAGGTAAAGAAAGGTTCTTTATTACTCTTAGAAAATAATACTTGACAAATATGGAAGACTATGTTATACTTGAAAGAGTAAGACATTAGGACTTCCATATTATATTTTGATCGGGTTTTCCACGGTGAAACGTGCCGGCAAATGGTGGGTACTGAATATGCCTTGTAATACAGTCCGTGATGATTTTACTAGAAAGCCTTGTGAAAGTAGCCTAACGGTGAAATTAGTAGCAAGGTTTTCATCTTAAATAAGAAAGATAAAATGAGTGAAATAAACTCATTATTTTTATAAATATAAACTTGACAAAATTGTAATAGTTTAGTAATACCATTTTTGTTTAATTAAATCAAGTAATTTCTTCAAAATTTAAATAATAAAAAATAAAAGAATTCTTGACAAGGGTAGCATTTTATGGATGAAAAATCCAAGAAAAGTGTACCCCCTGTCTC